GTCAGCGTTGCGAGTTGTTCCAAACTGACCCAAATAGTATCGCCGTTGTCAGCCATTAAGAGTGCGCCTTCGTTGGTTGTGTGTAGAATCGTCATAGCGTGGTAAGAGTGTCAAGTTCATCGTTGGTGAGGCGGGTGGTGTAGAGGGCCACGGCACGGATGCGGTCGTTGAAGAATTGACCCGACGAAGTGGAGCCAAGCGCAATCGTTGTTGGATTGACGGAAAATGCACGAACATCCGTATTTGTGGTTGCGACTTGTGAGCCGTTAAGAAATAGAGCCGTATCGCCCGATTTGTACCCAAAGGCAATTTTGTTAACTCCGTTTGGAACGGCAACATTTAAGAATGTAGTGTTTTGACTATTGGCCCTCCATCTAAAGGAGTAGGTGTTCCCGCCCCCTTCTTTCCTTGCCCAAATCTCATTATTTGCGTCTGCAAAAACTCTATACACATAGGCCTCTGCATAGGATGCTACAAGGGTGTTTACAACCTCCGCATAAATCGTCCCCTCGGTCTGCCCGATGCATCCGCTGACTGCGCCTGATAGGGTTATCACTTCTGCGTTTCGGGTTACCGCTGCGGCAGTTGTGGGGATGTAGGAGGTGGCGACGGAGCCGACTTCTACTTGCGCTCCAAAAACAAAAAGCCCGCTTGTGCCGTCGCCTGTGTAAGACACATTCCCCGAAGCGTCATAAAGAAATAAAATAAAATTATTGGATGCCTGATTAGCAGTAAATGTTGCGCCTATACGATACCATCCATTGCCGAAATTTTGAATAAAAGGATTAGTGCCATTTGTAACCGTTCCTGATGTTAGGTTAAAATCCATATCCCAATAAACCCCTGAACCGCTTGTTCTTAAACGACCACGGGTTCTTTCGGATGCCTTAACAAAAAAACTTGCGGTATAAGTTGTTCCGCTTGTTAAAGTCAAAGTTTGCAGACAAAAGTGATTCCCCGTAACTGCTGCCTCAATCAGTTTGTCGGCATTTGTTGTTCCGTCAGGAGATGCAGTCACATTGCCTGAAACGGTTGCTCCTTGCGAGCCACTTGTAGCCGCCCAAGGCGACACATTCCAAGCGGCACTCTGCAAAAGCGAGTTGGCAGCACTCGGCTCCACCAGCAACGCAGGGCAGCCAGCCGTTCCTCCGCTTGTGTAGTAATCCAAGCGAGGCACACCCGAAGCCACCGACTCAATCAAGCCGTTTGCGTTCACACGGGTCGCAGTCGTCGCACGGGTAACATTGAAGTCGCCCGATGCACCAAGAACCACACCGCCCGAAGTCGTAGCGACTGGGGTGTAAAGTTTGCCTGTTTTGAATCGTGCAGGTACTAAAATCAGCGAAGGTGTCGGCATTGTTAGAAATTGAAGATTGCAGCGAATCGGACGAACAGGCAGCCATTCACGGCAGCCTCGGCAGCGGTTGCTCCGTCAGCCGTAGCCCTTGCATTAAAAGCACCCCAAACCCCGGCAGCAAGTCCGCCGATGAGCATATTGGTCGGGTAGCCGTAGCCGTAACCTATCAGCATCGCTTACAGGAATGTGTAACCGATGACTGAACCTGCGGAGGGCGTTACGGCAGTAATCTTGCCGCCATTGCGACCTGAAATCACGATGCCAGCGGAAACGGATTTGCCCGATAAGTTGTAAGGAGTCAGGAGGTTTTCGCCACCAGTTCCCGTTAAGACCGTGAAAGTAGCAGCAGCATTGACGACTACGAAGTCGTAAACTTTACCGCTTACGGCAGCGTCAACGAACTCCATCGTACCACCTTGGCCGAGCATTTGTTGCAATATGGGTGTAGGCATTTTTTAGCGTTTAATTGTAAATGTCTTTTATGTGGGAATTTCACAAACCGAATGGCCGTAAGGGATTTCAAAGGTCATCGTTGCCTGCCACCCTGCCGTGCGGTCATCTCGGCTCTCTACAAAGCGTGTAAGGCTCACGCTGGATGAGAGGGTCCAGTCCTCGCTTGGGTCGTTTGTAAGGGCTGATATGAAGTCCTGTGCGATTTGTAACTGGTCGCTTAGGACCTCATCTTCGTTATCCTGCCAACCCAGCGTAGGGCTTCCCGAAACCACTCCGCCCATCGGCTTGATGGACTCCACCCTGTCGCTAAAATAGACACCGACCACCAAGTCCAAAGTACCAGCGTCAGTATTTGCAGACTGAACGTCCGCAAAAACGAGCGGATACACGATGCGTTCACGGCTTGGGGTTCGCAGGTTGATGGTGTTGTCCGTGCCTACCGCAAGAGGGTCGCCCGTCCCGAAGGAGTTGACCTGTGGATGAGCATTTGCAAGGTCCAGTAGGGCTTGCTTGATTTTTATCCATGACATAAGTCTGAAGTTTCAGTATGTTTTTTTTATGCGCTCCCATGCTTAGCAGTCGTTACACGCCCCGAATTGTCCGTAAGGGTAGGGGTAGTCAAGGTTGCTGATTCCCATCCTCCTGTTGCGGTCCAAGACCATCCCGGTTCGGTAGTTGGTAGCGTTCGGGTAAATCGTATCCAAAGCAGAAGGAGGCGAGTTCCACAAAGGGTAGGCGTTGCGGTTCTCCATGAGGTAGCGAGTAATGCGTTCGGAATACCACTCGGCATCGTTCTTGACTTTATCGGTCAGCCGGGTGATTTCTTCCATGCTCATTTGGGAGGACTCTTCGCTTGTTCTGCGAACCATACCCTTGTTCATGTACTTAAACGCAAGGACCATCGGCAACTCGTAGTAGAGCCATTGAATCATAGCAGGCTGGATGTAGTCCTCCAGCAGCGTTTGGTTGAGTGCAGACGTTGAACCGCTGACGACCTGCGTAACCAATTCCCCGTATAACGGAGAGCCAACGATGGGCTGAATCCGCATCTCCTGCACCTTGACAACCGTAGGCCGTATCTGGGTGTAGGATACGTTCTCGTTGATGATGCTATTGTCCAGTAGCGTTTCTTCGCTTATGAATAGTGCCTTCATGCCTTCGTGATTTTATTGCCTTTGCGGATTACCAACTGCTGCTCCCATACGTGCCGGCATTGTGGCCTGTTCACTCCGCTCGGTGTGTGATACCAACCGCCCCTCCTGTTCCAAACCGAGTAGCCCATGATTGCAGAAATCCCGTCAATGTCGTCCCTCGTGTAAACCTTGCCCTGCCCCGCCAAGTCAAGCATCACCTTGCAGAACTCACGGCTGGAGCCTTTGTCTTTGTTGCTGAAACCTGTGGCCCAAGCGTATTTGTAGCGGACCTCCAGTACAGGTTCGGCAACTTCCTTTACGCCCTTGGGCAGGTTCTGCTCGGCAATCTTGTCCACGGCCCGGCTGATTGGGTAGCGGTCCTTGGTTATCAAGTAGGCGACCCGCTTGGCAACCTTCGCCTTGCTGACCCCGAACTCCTTTGCCATTTCTTCAACGCTTGCGTCCCTGTTCTTCTTGCGGTAAGCCTCAATCTTCAGGTCCAACTCTTTCTCTTCTTCGCCCAGTTCGGCAAAGGCCAACCGTATGTTTTCGTCGATGTTGGCATCGAACCGCATCGGCTTGGAGTGCATGACGTGGTAATCGTCTGCATGGCTTCCAAACTTGCTTGCAACGACCTCCAAGACCTTGAACTCTTCCTCGCCCCAGCCGTAGTCCTCGTCGTCATCTTCGCCCCACGTAGGCTCGCTAAACTCTTGGGCCTGCACTCCGAGCATCGTGTCAATCTCTTGGGCAGACAAACCGAATCCAGCCGAAAGCATGGTCCGAGCCATCTCCAGTGTGATTTTTTCTTGCATATACTGCCTGACAATACGCATCAGGTTTTGATACTCACGGCCCGATAACTTCTTGATGTTGTCGTTGCTCTGCAATGCTTCCACGGCTTGCGGTTGCTCGTCGGGTTGGGGGTTAGGTCCAACAACATCGGCAGGCTTCTCAAGAGGTTGCAGACCTGCTTTCTCACGCAGTTCATCTTGGGTCATTATCTGCAACAGGGCTTGTTCGCTTAGTCGCTCCGTGATAGGCTCAACGGGGATAAGTTCCATGCCTTCCACGCCATTAAAGGATCCCAAATAATTGATCATACGCTCCACCTTGCGTACCCGGTCGTTGACGTAGGTGGCCTTGAATAGTTCGTAGGCCTCGACCAATTCGTTGCGTCCACCCAATTGGCCCTCGGTCTTTACTCCGAATAGCATGGGGTTGGTTACACGATGGGCGATGAATATCTCTTGCTGGATGGCTTTGTTCAAAATCTCGAACTGCTTATCCATGTCGCTCGGAGTGAGCGGTTCCAAAGTCGGGGCCTTGGCTGCATCATCGTTGAAGGTTACAACGAAGCGACCAGCGTTGTCCGTTCCTGAAAACTTGCGCTTGATTTGACGCTCGATGTCGCCCTGCTCTTCGGGGGTCGGGATCCCGTTGTTGAAGTTGATCAGATACCCCCCCCAAAAGTTATTTCGAAGGTTGTTGTTGTGGAAGTTGGCGACCTGTACGTCTGCTTCAATCCAAGCGTTCCCCCCGATGTATTCGGGGAGAGGATAGTGCTTCACGCCAGCAGCATAGACCCTGTAATAAAACAACTGCTTTCCGAGGCGGTTCTCCGGGTCGAATGCGGGAATCTTCTCGATGTCCCCGACTTTGGGGAAGAGTTGCATCATGTCGTCGTTGTACCAGTCAGCCACCTGAAACATCTTCTCCTCTTTGTCCACACGGATTTTCTCAAAGGGAACATGCTCCATCTTGGCGATGGTCCCAAGTTTGGACCAAGTAACTGCGACCGCAAAGCCGTTGAAAATCTCTAAGTCCAAGACCAGTTTCTCCGTGATGTCGTTCAGGTCCTCGGTGCTGGAAAGTCCGTCGAAGAACTTGATAAACCGGGCCTGCTGCTCCACGGTCAAGTCATCCCCTGCCTGCCATCCACCGCCCATGATATAGTTCACCTTGCCGTTGACGATAGCGTTGTGCTTGCTGCTCCTGCGATAGTTGTCCAGCAGGTAGTAGGGGTATTCGTTGGCAAAGCCGTAGGTGATGTACTTGCCGGAGCGATTCTCCAGCATCACGGGGACCTTATGTTCTATCCCCAACCATTGGGTAAAGTGTTGAGTAGATTTATTACTCATAGCGTGTGAGCATTAAAACTGATGGATGAGATGGTAATCGTCCTAACACCATCAATTGATTTTACATAGATTGAAAATTCATCATTGGTATTTGCTATCAAAAAGGTTTCCAAAACTACTTGATGGCCTTCGGTATGGCTCAAAGTAACTAGTGCTTCAGATGAGCTGATTTGTACGTCATTTTTGTAAATAGCCCAAACGTAATCATCGCCATTTGCCCCCCTAAAAGTTAAATTTGCACTCACCCTAATTGCAGCGGATAGCGTCCCCGTGTAGGTGATTGATGGCCCCGCAATTGTTGCAACTCTCGAAAAGTTGTTGGTTGATAGAATGTTGTTGCCTGTTTGAATCAGTAATTTGTCAAAAGCATTATTGGTCGTTACAAATGACCTATCAGCAGTCGTAGCAACCGAAGCATAGCCACGCTCGATATCAAGCGTTGCGGTGTCAGCAAGGTCGTCGAATAGACCGCCCACACGGGATGCGGTGTTGGCCCCGGCAGCGGTTTCGTTGGTGATGGTTAAGGCGCTCGCTTGGAGGTCGCTTCGTGTTTGTACGCTCATTATGCGAAAGTTGAGTCAAAGGTTGAATCGAATACCCTCACGTTGGATGCGAGATAGGTGTTGTAAGTGATCGTGTTTGCGTAGGTATTGAAGCCTATCGTTGCGGTTTGTACAAATGCCAAGCCCGTTTCAACGACCGCCAAAGCAGCGGTAACCGTGCTATTGGTATCGTACACTTCATACTTATACGAGCCTGTTTCAATCGAGCCCACGGCAAGCGAAAATTGGTCATAGCGGTTGCTATAGTTGGAAAGGTTGGTAGATTTCAGCAGGGTGAAATCGGTCGTGGTGTTCTTGGCAATGCTTGTGAGTCGCAAGATGTAGCGGTCCCCCGTGCTGGCTCGCTCGGTCCAAGTAACCGTTATCGTGTTGGTTGTGTCAGGGTTCAGGTAAAGCATCTACCCCTAAATGTACCGACCGCCCTTATTTCACAATTTGCGCCCAATCTGCCTGTATAGTTCGGCCCGCTTCTTGGCGGTTTCGACCACGTTGAACTGCTTTTTAATGTCAGCCGTGAGGTTATCAGCCAAGGCTTTGCGAAGGTCGGGATCAAGGATTAACTGCTTGATGTACGTGTACCAGTACTTGGGTTTGTTGTAAGGAACAAGAAACCCGTTATCTCCGTGCTTGATTACGTCCGTGTAGGGGATGGTTTCGGATGCGATGATGGCCTTGTTCATCCACCCTGCCTCGACCACCTTCAACTCGGACTTGAGTTTGTTAAACTTGGTATCTCGCAAAGGTGCAAGGGTTACGTTCACGAAGTTGTAGCCACCGACGTAGGAGTAAATATCCGCTGCTTGGATTCGTCCGTAGTTCGGGTTATTGCCTTGGTCGCTTATGATTTTCTCGTAGCCCTCGTACACGGGGTTGTTGTCGTTCCATCCTCCGAGATAGAGGCGGTACTTGCCGTCAAGGTTTGCGTCCCAGCGCAACTTCTGCATCCCCTCACGGAGCAGTTCCATGTCCTCGCCGTGCTGCGCACCACCGAACCAACCGAACTTGACGAGGTGCTTGTCGGGTTCTTCTTCGGGGTTGGGAATGAACTGCTGATACGCTTCGTAGGGTTCATTCTGCAAAATGCTCACATTCGCATTTAGAGGCCGTATGCGGGCAGCAAGATGCTCGGTGGTACAGGTAACCCAATCAGCCAATTTGATGTGCTTACGGATGACCTCTGCGAGTTTGGTTTGATGGTAGTGGCGATACATGATGTGGCCCGATTCAAGGACCCAGTAGTCGTCCAAGTCAAGGATGACTTTGGCCCCGAATTGGGTCAGGGCTTTGTAAACATTTTCCACCTGCTCCATCGTCCCTTGGCACCAAAGCCGGCTGAACAGGAACAGGTCAATCGACTTTAACCCCTCGTCGCTGATGGTGGTGATATTCTCGACGCACACATAGTCAAACTCCGGGTAGTTGTCGCCCAAGTATGCGTTCGGCATTTCGAGGCGGTAGTAACTGCACCCGGTTGGATGGGCATTGTAAACGATGCAAATCTTCATGGCCGTAAAAATAAGAAGGGCAGCCATTGCTGACTGCCCCTCTCAAACCTCAGATGATGAAAACCTAAGTCAAAGATACTACGAACCGAGTATCTGCGTAGTCGATGGTGTAAAGACTGTTGATGCGATTAGGAACATCGGGTCAGGCTCCATCCCGGAAAGCGTTATTTCGTAGCCATTTCGGTCGCCAAAGGCAGTACCACTGCCAGCAGTTCCAGCGGTTGCTTCCAAGCCGTTGGCAGAGCCTAACAACCAGTAGCGGTTGTTGTTGTCTTGGACGATGACGATGACTTTACTACGAGCGAGCAAACGGAGTTCATTGCGGACTGCGACTTGCAGTTTGTTGATGGTGAATGTAACCTCCGGTGAGTAGAAGATTGTACCATTCTCCATGCTTGCATTCAAAGTTTCGGTCATGGATGACGTGGCTTTGGTCAAGTCGTATTCAAAAAAACCGCTTGCATTGTACCCGGTGAACCCCGTAACCGCACCTGAAAGGTTAACGTTGCAGGACCCGGTAGAAATCCAGTTTTGGACGTAAATTGCTTTGATGCCACCGACTGAATCACGGCAGCCGAGTGTGTAACCAGTTGTTAGTGCGCAGGACATATGTGTATTTGGGGTTTAAGTTTCAAGGAACAAAAAGCAGGGGGAGGTTTCCCTCCCCCCTACACATTAGGTCAAGCGGAAGTCTACAACCAAGTCTGGATACGCTATTTGTACGCCTGCTTTGAAGGCTGCTTGGAAGCGGACTTCGTCGTTGTCTTTGCTGAACCAGATTGAGAATTGCTCCTCGTCGCTCAACAAGTCGGTTCCGTAGAAGAAGTTACCGAGGTAAGACGAAACGATGCGGTTCGTGCCAGTCAAGCCGGGGACTGCAATGACACGGACGTTTGTGCCGGGATACATGATGTCCCCGTCAGCAAGGCCAGCCAAGTCAACTTGGTTGTACAGGACGTTAGCGGTTGATTTGAACGCACCAAGCAAGGTACGGAAGTTGTCCCAACCGCAGAAGATTACGAGGTCAGTCTTGGTCAAGATGGCCTGTGGAATTTGGTTGTAGATGCCGTCGAAGATGGCGATTGCGTTGCCTGTGGTGATACCAACGGAGGCCGAAACCGCTCCTGTGTTACCGCTGATGGTAGAACCCGATGCAGCGTTCAACAACTGGTTGACACCTGAAAAGTAGGTGTTGCCCTTCCAGATTGCGTTCTCCAAAGCCTCTGCGATACGGAGAGCCTTCTGCTCGGAGAAAGCCTGCTCGAAAGGAACACTGTCGTAGGTAGAGCCAGCGGTCAACTGGGTCTGCATCCAGTACTGCTCCAAGGAACGAGGGCAAAGGGTTTCTTGAACCTTCATACGGCCAACGGTGATGTTACGCTGACTGAATGTAGTCGTACCTGAACTTGCGTAACCGCAAACATCTCCGCCTTGAATCAAGGCATCGGTGTCCATGAGGTTAAGGGCAGCAGCGAACTTGATGCCCACCTGCTTGGTGAACAGGGCTGCTGAACGAGCCGAGAATACGGCCTTGGTGATGAGCGGTAACCGCTCTTGGTCGGTGTAGGCGTTTAGATTGCCAAAATTGTATGCCATTGTTAATGGGGGTTTAGGGGGTTAGTTTTTTTTGAGTGATTGAAGTGCTTGTGCGAGAGCATTGAAGTTCTGCGAGGCTTGGGCCTTGCGTTGCTCAACGATTGCGGAACCGCTGGCTTTTGGGGCTTCGGCTGGGAGTTCGGAAACCTTCTCGACGATGTCGGCCATGGTTTCAACCTGCGATGCGAATGCAGACATTTTCTCCTTCATCTTGCCCATCTCTGCATAGGCTGCCTTGAGTTCTTCCATGATGGCTCCAAGATGCTTGGCGACGATGGCCTCCACAACTTCGGGGGTCATGGCAGGATAGGCTTCCTTGATTTCCTCTGTAACCTCAACAGCGACTTCGGGAGTGATTTCAGCAGCAACAGGCAAGGCTTCGATTTCGGGGGTTGCTACTTCGGCAGCGATGACCTCAACGATTTTGCCTCCTTCGGTCTTGATTGTTCCAACGCCTTCAACGACGTGCTCGCCATCGGGGGCAGGGAGAGTGCCATCTTCGGCAACAACGTAAACGGCAGTCCCGGCAACGAGGTCGCCATCCACACGGACAACCGTGCCATCAACGAGTTTGTAGTCAGCGAAGGACTGCTTTTGGGTGCTGAATTTACGAAGTTCACTTCGCAGGGATTCGATTGCGTTTTTCAGGTTCATAGTTAGTGGGATTTGTAGGTGGGGGTTAATTGTTGCAAAAAAGCGGTTAATTCATCGGCAAGGCCAGCGAGTGCGACTTCCAGTTCGGATTCAGTTTTGTCCATTCCAAACAGGCCCTCAACGGAGAAACCCCGGAACAGGTTGCGGTTCTCCCACACCTCGTCATTCTCAACCTTGAAGGAACCGAACCAAGAGCCGTCGGGGGTGTCCTCGTAGCCCTTGGGAGGCATCACGCCTCGCTCGGAGTCGGTGATGTAGGACTCGAACATGAACACGCCATCCAGTTCGGCATTGTGGTAAGCGTTGACGTTGTGCTGGTTGCCTTGCTTGAAATACTTTTGGACTATCTTGCGGATGGTGGCTTTGTCAAATACAACGTAGTACTCGCCATAAGTTTCGTCCTTGCGGAAGATGGGTGTATCAGCAAGCATGAGAGGCCCAGTCAGGACCCTGCGTTCGCCTGTTTCGGTGAACTTCTGTGGTGTCTTTGCGAAGGCTTGGAATGGCCGTTCAATCGCTGGCATATCGGTCAACGCTACAAACTGCACTCCCTCGTCCACTTCATCAACCGTCATCCTGTAAATGGGTAGTTCCATGCAGGTAAATGTGGTTAGGCTCCAAGAGTTGCAAATTCCTCAAGCCTCCGTACCCTGCGAGTGCTTTGGGTGATGTCCCGTTCGACGACATAGGCTCGCATTGGTTGCGTTCCTTGGCCTTGGCCTGCCGAGAGTTCGCCCGTGCCGAGGTTGGTCGTTTGTGGGTTCGCAAAGATGGGCGGTGGTGCTGCGCTTGCTCCTGCACCCGTTACGTCTGCACCGGGAGAGCCTGCACCTGCTCCGCCTTGGAATTGTTGAGCCTTAATCTTGGCGACGTTTGCAAGACCAGCAGCAAGAGCAAGACCTGCCTCGACATAACGCTGCCCGGGGAATACCAACTTTGTTGAATCCGTAGAGAGCGCAGATGTTACGGCTAAATAGGTGTTCACGATGGCTTGGGCAATAGCAGCAGCCTTTGAAACATTGAAAGCCCGCTTTTGTGCTGCCTCGCTCTTTCCAGCCGATGCGATGATGATGTCGTTGATGACCCCAAAGGACTGACCGACGTATTTCTCACGCAATCCGGCAAGGTCTTGCTCACGCTGGGCTTGACCCATCTTGGATTTTGCGTCAGCCGTGTCTACCTGCATCCGCCTTTGTGCTTCGGCTTGCATCGCTTTGATTTGCAGTTGCTCCTGCTCGCTCAACCTATCCAACTCCATTTCGTAGAGTTGCAGGTTCAGGTCCTCTACGAACTTGATGATGGCGTTGTTTTCTTCCCTTAGTCGCTCCAAACGCTTTTGGGTGGCCTCTGCTTCCTTGCGTTGGCGTTCTTTGACCTGTGCCTCCCTCTTTTGGTCTGCTGCGATTTGGGCGTTCGTGTGGGCTTCGTATGCATCCCGGTAATTGGAGAGGGCTGCTTCTTCACGCAACAACGCCTGCTCCCTTGCTTTCGCTGCGATGGCTGGGTCGGGTAGGTTCAGGAACCTGCGGACCGCTGCGGTCAGTTCATCCCACTTGGCAACCAAAAGCCCTACGGCTGCGACTGCTGCACCGATACCCGTTGCAAGGAGGGCGATTCTAAACGCCTTCATGGCCCCCGTACTTGCCCCGACTGCGGTTGCGTAGAGGGCTTGTGCTGCTGCTTGGCCTTGGGTGATTAAAATGCTATCCTTGTTCAGCAAATTAGCGACCTGTTGCACTCCAGTAGCAAGAGCCATGGCCCCTTGGACCTTGAGTAACGATTTCTGCAAGTCCTCGTTCTCGGACCCAAACAACGCTGCTGCACCTTGAGCGATTTGAAACCCTGCCGTTATCCCCTGCACCGCTGAAACAACGGTGTCAATTCTTACGGTGTCGCTTGCAAGGGTCTTGATTCGCTGGCTTGTGTCCCCGATTTGGTCTTTCAGTTTCCCTGCCTCGGCCTCCATTTGCTTGAACGCCTTTGTGCCTTCTTGCCCGGCCAAAGACATATCGATGAGCGTCTTTTGGAGTTCGCGCAGACGCTGCTTCGCACTCGTCGTGCCTTGTGCGGTTGAGTCCTTGATTCCTACTTCGAGGACGATTTCTTTAGTAACTGCCATAGTTTTTTATTTGTCTGCCCATGCTGGTAATCCCGACACAACCTCCAAGACCTGACCTTCCGTCCCGATGCCCAAGTTGACCCAATCGGCTCCGTCCCAATACTTGATGTCCCCTGCCGCATCGCCCGGTGTGAAACCTTCACCTGCTGGACCGACCGCACCTGTTGCTCCAGTCGCACCTGTTTCACCGGGAGGACCTGCAACCGCTGGCAGTTCCTTGACCGATGGAATCGGGGGGACTTCGTTCGGGTAATCCGAGTCCGTTGCCGGAACAGGTCCGTCGTAGGGTAGGTAACCAATTTGCTTGAACACGAACTCGGTTAGGTTGAGAATCCTGCGAAGGGTTACCCGGCAAGGCTTCTGCTGACCTATCTCGTAGTCCCGAATCTCAAGCAGCCTCCAACGGACCCCTCCGTAGTAGACGGGAGTGCGGAAGTCAAGTTGGCTGATGTCCACCGCATTGAGCATAATTGACAACTCCAACTGCATCGCTTCACGGCTGACCGTTTCTTGGACGAAGTTCCACCAATAGATGTTGAAGAGGTTGTTGTTCGTGTATAGGTAGGGGTCGCTATTTGCGGCAACATTCACCGCATAGTACAACTGCTTGGGGATTCCAAAAGCAAGGTCAAAGTTTGCGTCGTAGGGGTTATTGATGTGGCTGACGAATGGCAGGCTCAACAACGACTCTGCGAGTGCTACCGAACCGCTGACCCCGTATTGGTAGGCCCACGTCGTCGGTGCTTCGATAAGGTTGTATTGGGCTATGCGGTAACCGCTCTGCAAGGTCTTGATGGTTCCCGACAAAGCAGAGCCGTCCAAGTCCCAAGCCCTGCCGATTACTTTGTCAGTTGTGAAGTTCGCAGGGATTAGAGTGCTGCAAGCGAGTTCGACGACGTTCTCGCCTTTGCCGTAGAAGTTGTCGGTTGTGAAGATTCGCCCTCCGTAGCCTTCCTTGGCAAGCGGGTAGTTCGATTTATCCAACTTGGACAAATAGTCCCCGGCATCCTTGTACTTGAACACGATGGTCTTGTACTGATTCGGGTCCCCGTTCGTGATGTTCTGCTCTGCGTTCTCGTCCGATTTCTGCGACCAGTCAACCACACCGCTGGAGTAGAAGTCCACCCAAGGCTCCACGATGAGGTTCTTCGGGTCGGCAGGGTCCGGCATGAAGTAGAGATTGAACATCTTTTGCAGGTCTTGCAGGAGGTCCGATTGCTTGACATCAGCAGGCAGGGCGGTCCTCATGTCAACCGTGTGCAAGGTTTGAGGGTTCTCCAAGCACTCCCATAGGACCGTTGCCCCGGACTGAATAGTGCCAGCACCTCCCGAAAATGGAGTCGTGAAAACGATGCCGATGTTTGCGGTTGTGTTGGCAGGGATGGTAACGTTTGGAAAAGTAACCGAGTTGTTTGAGAATATGTTTATGCCCGTGATGACCTGATTATCCGTAGAGTTGGTCAGGTTTCGGATACTCATATTTGCAACGGGCCTCGGTGCTGCAACAGTTACCCCAAAATTTACCGTTATGTTCCAACGAGTTGGGAACGAAGGCGCAACAAAGGTGCTTGACGAAGGAACCCAATATCCGGGGCGGTCGTAATAACTTCCTGTTTCATCTTGGAACTGCATCGTGTAGTTGATGTTTCCCGATGCGCTAATCGTCCCGGTACTTGCTACGAAAATCGTTGACCCCGATAAGTTCAGTATTGCTTCCCCAGCAGCGTATGGAATGACCAACTTGCCGAACCGCTCCGAGTTAAAAAACTCCGATGTGTATCGATACCCTGCCTGTGCGAAGATGAGGTCCACCATCTTCTTCACATAAATGCTCGGTGTCATCTTGTAAAAGGGAACCGCAAACCATCCTTGCGTTACCACGTCAGTATAGCCGTAGGAATCCACCAAGCCGTAAACGTAACCGCTCGCACCACTTGCCGTCCAAGTTGCAGAAACATGAGCAGAGGTCAGCGTGTGGTTCATTCCGCTTACCCCAACGGTTGTCGCAAGTAGGTTGCCCTCAATGGACTTGAACAGGCTTACGTCGTCCGAGAATAGGCCCACTTCGTAGGTTACCTCTCCCCGAATCTTCGACATGGAAATCAGTTGCAGGACTCCGCTGAACACCTGCACCCCGTCCTCCCACATGGCAGCACGAATCTTCTTGTTTGGTTGAAAGCCACCCACGAAGGACTGGATGTTGTAAGCATGACCAAAGCAGTCCCGATTTGTTGTCGTATTAGGCAACGTGATGGTCTTGGAGAACGACCCCCTCCGCTTGGTTATGTCGGCAATGTCCTCCACCGAAAAGGTCAGGGCGATGTCGATTTCGCCCATGGTGTCCAACACATAAGCGAGTTCGGGTTGGTCGTAAATGGTCGCAAAGGTTGAGAACAGGCAGCCAAAGCAAGCGTCCTCCCTGCTCGTAGCACCATCGGCATCGGCTCGGTCGTTGAACGCATTCCAAGCCTGCAAGTCGGTGGTGTAGTCAGCAGTCGGGTAGGCGATGAGGGTTACGCTCATAGGATGTTATTCTTGTAAGCCACGGCAACCTCGACCTGCAACTGCGTGAGTCGGTCGTTCCTGCGGGTCGTGAATTGGTAGGTATTGGCGTTGACGATAGCCTCGACCAACTGCCCATCCAGTTCAAGCCATACCTGCCCGGAACGAACCATCTCAATCAGCCAAGCGGACTCTGCATCCGTGAGCCAGTCCGAGTTGAGTGCGTAAACGTAATCGAACTCCCCAGCCCAAACCTTGTCGTAGGTGGTGGTCGCATAAACGTCTGAATTATAGCCAAACGTCTGCCGGGTAATGTTGGCTCTCTTGCGGTTCTTGAGCGTAAAGGTGTAGGAGTCAATGCCTCCGTACTTGTTTTGGAAGTGGACCGGGATGGAGTTGAATCGCTCGCAGGGTCCGAAGGTGAAGGTCGTGATGACCGACCCCAAGCCCTGATTAGCCAAGAACTGCACCGTGTAGGAATCCCCCTCAACTGCTCCACTTAGTGCTGCGATGGTTCCCGATAGTTGTGCAGGTCCGCACCCGAATCGTTGAATGTTAAAGTCCGTAGTGCCTGACAAACTTGGACTGACCGCTATGTCGTAATTGACCCCCTTGTAAGCCACACGGCCCGAAACGAGGTAGGTGTCATTGGCGGACACGGCAGTAAACTTCGTGGCGTTAATCGCAAGCCAAGCCTTGCCTCCACGGTACACAGTGAAGGCCGTAGGTGTTGTCAGTGGCTTAACGGAGTTGAACGAGGACCCGATTCGGAAGTAGGGGCTTAGGCTCCAGTCTTGGAACTCCAACTGCTCCAAGTTACCCGCAAACCCCATGACCCCGCTGACGGTGGTTACCGTTCCCGTCTGCACGACTGGAGTGTTTCCGTATTCCTCCATGAAGTCGAGGCGATATCCCGAATAATACCCGGCATGATCCACGAATCCCGTTTGGGTCAGCGTTGGCTTGGTAGGTGCAATCAGCGTTTCCACAACCTTGGCCACGTCAAAGAAACCGAAGTTGGTGGAGGGCAGTTTGTCGCACTTGAGCCGTGCAAGGGTTGTTCCTGCTGGGTTCTTGACATCGCAGACGTAGCGGTAGTTCGGTTGAGCAATCAGCGAACCGCTGACTTTGAAGAGCATCTTGTTGTAAACGGGGGTTGCTACGAGAGGCGACCCTGAAAGGACGGTTGTTGCCATTTTATAGTTTGGTTGCTAAACTGACCGATTTGCCAAGGGTTTCAGCGATGGTGTTCACCAAAACGTCTATCATTTCGGGGGATAGGGCGTTAGACATGAAGTTCGTGGCCCGTGTTCCTCGCTGGAAAACCCAATAGGCTACCGACCTGCCATCGACCAATCCCTGCTCCTGCTTCGTCCGCATCCGCTTGAGTTTGCGTGAATAGGTCGGCACAACTGCTTTTTCCTTGTTGGCTATCCAATCAGCCATGGCTTGGGCAGGTGGGTAATTGTCTTTGTATTGGAATGGCGACCTTGGAGCCTTTACGCTTGACGTTTTGCCTCGCACCCCTTGGTCCACATACTTCCAATAGGGGTTAGCCATGATAGCCACGACGATTTGCTTTGCGGATAGTTCGATGTCTTCGGGGGCGATAGATGCCGATAGCGTTCCCCCTGCATTTGCGTTGGCTGCTTCAAGGTTCTTCTTCGCAAGTTCGATGACCCGTTCTATCCACTTGACCAGCACGTCGTGGGTTGGCGACTTGCCTCCACCCTTGGGGCCGACGACTGAACCAATGCCCTCCAAAGCGGTTTGGTCGATGCCTTTCATCGAACCGCTACCGAACTTACCTACGGGTTGGCCATTCGCAAGTATGGTTGTTTCCATGTGGGTAAATGTCCCCCGTGCTGGAATGTGTCTATCTGCGTCTTGCTCGTTCCGCCTCCATCCGTTCGGCTTCCAAAATGTCGTGAATCAGCAAGGCATAGTTCAAGAACTCCACCGCCTTCATCGCAAAGATGGCATCGAATTTCAGTACATCCTTATTTGCCATCCTCCACACGACCATGAGCCAACCGTAACCGGCAAGAGGGCTTACGTCAGCCCCTCGGCCTTCGTCATCAGGTGCTTGGAATAGTCGCTCAAAACTTTCAAGTAGGATTCTGAACTTAGCAAAAAAAAACTGACAACCCCCCAAACGTCGCCCACCTTGGCGTACTTCTTCATTAGTTCGGCTCGCTCGGCATGGGCAGCCCCGTCGTATTTCTTGGGGAAGAATCCGAATAACCCACCTTCCCTGCACAAGGTCGCCATGATTCGATGAAGGTTCTGCAGGAGTTGTTTCTCGTCCGTCGTGTTTGCGTCCATGAGTTCAATCAACTGCCCAGCCGTCAACTCATCCGTGAACACGGTCGGAATCCACCACTTGCCCCCTGCTTTGAACTTCCTCTTGTACCCAAGGGCAGGCAATGCGTTCCACTCGCTGATAATAGCCTTGTAACGCTTTAGGACGGTCTTGGCGGGCATTTCTCTTACGAGCGATATATCGACCCCCTCAACAATTGCAACGACTCCTGCGCGCTTGTCGTAGTCCCCAAGGACGCTTGAAAACTCAATGGCTCCGATGCGTTGGAACTGGTCAATGGTCAGGTCTTGGAGTTTCATAGTTTCAAGAAGGTTTTGTAGGACGATGCCGACGATGCCGATGCAAGGTACTGACTGAACTCCTTATCAGCCTTGCGTTCTTTCTCCGAGTAATACCAAGGAATGTGCCTCGCTGACTCAAGCAATGAAACCCCACCGATGAAGTACTCCTGCCGATTGTAAACGGCAAAGGTCGTGTCGATAGGCACGTCAACTCTTGCTGCCATGATGACCCGTGAGTTACGCTGACGAGTCGCTTCGTAATTGTTCACGTGGGTATAGTACGACGACCTTGGAGGCACGTCATCCCATCGGAGCGACAGGCCGACCTTGCCTGCTTGGGGGAATTGTTGCAACCACTCCAAGCACATGGGAATCGTCCGCTTGCTGGTCTTGTAAAGGTCAAGGTCCGGGTCTGTAACCGCATAGAACGGCTCTCCCAGTTGTTGCACCAAGCCCGAAGTCCATGGGGCTTGATGGCCCAAGTTTTCGCCAAGCATTACGACCTTGCAAGGGTTGGTGGCGTACCACTCCAGCAAAGGTTCGTAGGTTGAACCGTTGTCCACGATGTAGATGTCCCCAATCCCTTCCCACTTGCTCAAGTCCCTGACCATCGCCTTGGGCCATGTCAGCAGGTTGCGGTTGTTGATGATGACGGGGATGCCCATGGTTAGAACTTGTAAACGGCAATAAGGTCGTCGTATCGGCCCGATTCGCTAAGGTCTATGGCCTCAAAGATTGAATTGCTCGGTGCTACGGC